ATTTGCGGAAATAACTGTGGTGGAATATGTGAGAGAAGAAAGAGTAAGTAAAGTTTCTCCATCTCTAAAGACTTGGCCAGCAAAATCTTTAGATGACTTTTCATATTGAACATAAAAAGTCAGATTCCCGTTATCAGACTCTCCCTCGGTGATATAATCTACAACTTTTGCAGTAACTCCAGTTACTTCACCTTGAATTCTTTGGCCAATCAGTTTTTCTGCATACAGAGACACCGGAATGCCAAAATAAGATGATTCAACCTGTAGAGCGTAATACTTATTTTGATAAGAAAGTTGACCGGGGATTACTTTAGATCCCTCTCTAAAAATATGGTCTCCAAACTTTTCAATCTGATTCTGAAGAATCGATTGTAGAGTTGTTAGTTCTCTTGCCTGAATAGGATACCCTGGTTTGAAGAGAACGCGATGAAAATCATTACTAGGCGAAAAATCGTCAAAGTAAGGACTAACGTTGAGATTCGTTTCCTGGGGCATCTTCTTAGAACTCTACAATGATTTTGATATCTTCTTTTTGGTTAGAGGATCTAGTAATAGAAGCTCTATTGTCAACGTATACAATCTCTCCCGAGTATGGATTGACCTCTGGCGGAGCAACACCTTGAGTGAATGTCATGCCAAGATTATACGTCTTACTATTTATTACGGTGGTGATACCGGTATAATCTAAGTCAATATTTAAATTGACTGATCCACCTTGAATAACGGTTGTTCCACCAGTTCCAGGAGAGGCAGTAAAATCAAAAAGTTCAAATCCAAAATCGGGATTTGTTTTTGCAGTTCCAGCTGTTGTATATCCAGCAACAGAACTATCTTGCCAATACTTCAGAACTCTGGTGTTTGCATCCCAGGAAATGACTTGACCAACCGCAGTTGATCCGACACCAACTGTTTGGCGAATTCTAGAGTCATTTGTGAAAGTAGCTGCTGTGACACCAGATCCCGTAAGTCTGATTGCATAGACAGCACTCGCTTGAGTCTTTGTCAAAATAGAGTCAGATCCATATGATGTAGGATCCTTAACAAGACCCACACGTGCAAACTGGTTACCAGTTACAAAGTCTGGATCCGACTCATCATTCTCAATTCTAGAATAGATAAGAACACGAGTGGCACCAAGTTCTCTATAAATGTCAGCACCATGTCCTCCCTGAGGAGGAATCAGAACAGTAAATGATGCGTCAGTGCTTCCAGAGGTGTTCGTAACGCCAGCTGCTTCTAAGTCAACGGTTCCGTATGTGTAGTTGTCTCCACCAGACGTTACGCTGATTGTTTGAATCTGTCCGGAAGAATTAACATCCACTGAACACTTTGCACCAGTTCCGTTTCCTTTGATAGGAACATCTGTGTAAGTAGCAGCATTACCGTAACCTGCTCCTCTATTGTTAATGATAATCTTTTTCAACTGATTACCAGAGAGAGCAGCATTTCCCCTCACTGAAGCGATATTCGCATTTGTGGAGGTTGCCCAGTCATCAGGAACGGGAATAAAGTTTGTTGATTCAAACTTTACAAGATCTCCGGGATTGATGGTGTAAAGATACTTCCAGAGATATCCGTCACCACTAGTGCCAGCTGCTTTAGGTTCTAAGTCAGTATGAACAGGTTCATCAAGAGATGGTTTGCCAAGAAGATTATCAGGATCAGTTCCATTTGCGATACAGATATAAACTCTGAAATCGCTATTCATTACATAAAAGTTTGAACCATAGAGGTTTGACGAACCGGTCTGCGCTGCGGTGTTATTCCTACTATAGTCGTGCCTGTAATAATCGTAAGAGTTTCCTGATGTCCAGGTTAACTTACGAATCACTCTTTTCACATCACCTGCATTGATTTTTTTCAATGCAATCATGGTATCCCAATATCTATCTTCCTCCAGGAAAGAATCAATCGGATCTGGAGTATTGGTATTCCAGTCCGACTGAACATCCGTTGCGTTCGGAAGATTAATAAAACTATAATAACTATTCGTGGTCGTCTTGACCCCCGCCGCAAAGTTTGCAGCGTTCAAAATACGCAATTGATCAGTGATAATCGCAGACATCTCTGGCCTTTTTTCCTTTATTTAGTATGAACGTTTGACGTTCTTGATTCTCCTAATTACCGGAGCGGTTGACAGACCTGTAATACCGTTTGAGTTAACGATATTGAAGGCATGTGGATACGGATCTCTAACAACATTGGTTAGTTTTCCAAAACTATATCTTCCGAAGAATTCACTAGTTCCGATCGATACACTATCAGTTGAAGAAACACTGACTGTGACTCTTCTCACTGCAGTTGATCCGACTCCCACGTTGGGAACAAATCTCTCAATGGTTTCAACTGCAACAGCCTCGTAGATATTATCTATAAAGGTTGTTCCAATACCAACTGTGCTAATACCTGCTGCATCCTGATAAGATGTAGAACCAGATCCGGTGTTTGTGTCATAAACATAGAAGAAGTCGCCAACACCAATACCAGAAATTGTAACCGCAGTTCCAACTCTATCGGTGTCTCTCATCAGATCATCAACATAAAGATCAAATACAAGACCAGTTAGAGCAACGCCAGCAAGTGAGGTTGCTGCAATACCAGCAATAATTCCAAAATCTCCGGTTACTGTTGGATTACCGAGAGTATCGGCAATTCCTGTGGGTTCACCGATAAGAACGAGAGGAGGAGTGGTATTTGTATAACCAGTTCCTGCTGTGTTAACGGTAAGTCCACTTACTGTTCCGGCAGCACTAATTGTTGCAGATGCAGTCGCAATAGCAACGACACCCGAATATGTACTAATGGAAACCTGAGGAACTGCAGTGTATCCAAGACCAGCATTGGTCAAATCAAGTGAGATTGTGCCAGTGTCTGAAACAATCGCAGTTGCAGCTGCAGCGATCTTAGGGGTATCCTCATCGACAAGAATTAAATTGAGATCATCTCCACTAAATCCTTCCTCATCATCATTGAAGAACGGACGAATACTTTCTACAAACAGAGTTGTAGATCCAATACCAACGCTTTGAATGATTCTGGTGGTCGGTGTAATTGCAGACTCATTGACAGTTCTTGCTTTGGAGATGTATTTTCCGTTCACAATAATGTCATCTTTTTGCTTACACCATGTCATTGGTCTCTCAAGGTTTGTATCAGTTGTGATACCAGGACCAAAGTATTGAACTGTTCTGATGGTATCAGAAGTAGTAATACCTGTGACTAATCTGAAGTTTTGATCAAGACCAAATGTTTCAGTTCTTCTAGCATCATCACGCAGTCTTACAGTATCTCCTGGTTTGACCGTTTCAATAACATCAACAAAGATTGAGTCAGCTGCAGATCCACGGAAGTAGAGAATCTTCAGTCTATCACCTTCCTTAGGTGCCTCAGTAAAGTCAAGAACACTACCGCCGTTGAACTTGTAAGCATTGCCAGGTTCTTGCAGAATATCATTGATGAAGATAAGGAGGTTATCTTGAATTCTGATCGGTGAACCAGGTGCTGACCTCAGTGAGAGAGGAACACCATTTTCTTTGATTTGGAACGATTTCTTGACTCCATTAAAGAATCCACTAAAGTCATCAAGAACTTGAAGTTCACCAAACGTCCAACCAGCAAACTTATCATTATGAATCTGATCAACAGCGATCTTGAATTCTTCAAAGGTTGCAGTGGGATCTGTAGGAATACCAGTTGCACCACCGACAGGAACTGTCAAATTATCACCGATATCATAGTTGTATCCAGAGTTAGCAAGAGTAAACTGAATTACACTACTACCTTGTCCAACAACAATGTCAATAGTTGCATTTTGTCCGCTTGTGGATGATCCACCGGCAGCCACCAAAGGAATGTTGTCATATCCAGCAGGAGCATCAATGAATACTGACGGAGGGTTAGTGAAAGTATATCCAGTTCCAGGATTGGTAACAGCGATACTTACAATATGACCACCTGTAATTGTCGCTGTTCCAATAGGAACAATATTGGGGAATCCAGCAGCACCAGATGTTCCGACACCAACATTTACAGTTTGAATACCCGAACGATATCCAGAACCACTATTGCCAATAGAAACTGAGAGAACAGTACCAAAACCAGAGATAACTGCTGTTCCGCCAGCACCTATCAGAGGTTGATAACCAAATCCTTCGGTAGAACCAACTTGGGCAATGATACCACCTCTAGGAATAGATCCAACATTTACATCATAGAACTGTGATGTAGCAGTTCCTGTAAACGTAATAGAAGAGATACCGCTTGCGTGCTCACTAAAGTCATAATCTGTTTCCGGACCTTGGAAGATTTCATTAACCAAAATGACACCATGATTAGTTGAGAATCCAGTGACATCATTACTAGACTCTTTCAGTGTAAATGTCTTAGCAATTCCGGTGAAATCTTTAGACAGGGAGTCAAACAGTTTATTTTCAGTGTAAGCTTCGGTTTGACCAGTTCCAGTGTTTCTAACAAATGCTCTTCCTTGGAAAGTAGAGCGAGTTGTTAAACCAGTATAACCCTCATTACCATAAGGTGGTTCAACAAAATTCAAAGAATTACCGAGAATATCGTAGTTGCCCTCATACTTAGTGACAACTGCGCCATTAGTATGAATACCAAGCGTGCTGCCCAACCAACCTCTATCAACCAAGAGTCCATCAGTTGTTTCATATCCAGTTGCCTTAATTCGCATATACTCTTCATCGATACGAATCAAGTCTCCACCAATGAACTTATCAATTCCAGTGATTGTCAAATCAGGTTGTGAAGCGTTGATTGTTGTCGTAAGACCAACTGTGACACCAGTAGAAACAACAGGTGATCTGTCTCTTATACACATCTGACGCTG